ATTCTGTCCTCAATCCACCTGCTCCTCGCACAGTAAACAAAGCAACTCCTTGGTAATTTAATTCATGGCAAAAACTAAGTATTCTATATTTCATGTTCAGGGTGGGTTTGGAAAACACATTGCCTCAACAGCAGTATCTAAGTGTATTAAGAACAATCATCCAAGCAGACAACTCATTGTCTGTGCAGTTTATCCGGAGATTTTTCAAAATCTTCCATTTATTGATAGAGTATATCAAATGGGTAATACCAGTTACTTCTATCAAACTTATGTGGAAAATCAAGATTCTCTGCTTTTTGCAAACGAACCTTATTTTACTACAGATCACATTCATAAAAAACTTCCTCTAGTTCAGACCTGGAGTAAGATGTATGGATTAGAGTATCGTGGTGAAATGCCTGAAATCAAGTTCAATCCTTTACAGAAAAAAATTGCTAAGGAGTTTTGGACTGGTCGTGCCAATGGTAAACCTATTATGGTTCTTCAGACCAATGGTGGGATGTATCAAGAGCAGAGACCTTATCTCTGGGCACGAGATATGCCTGTAGCACTGGCACAGAGACTTGTTGACCACTATTCTGATGAGTACCACATTTTTCAAGTTAAAAAGCCCGCTTCAGAGGCACTAGATGGTGTGGAAGTTATTCAGGATCCTATGAGTAATATGGAACTGGTAAGCATTCTTCTCAATAGTGATAAGAGGATTCTTATTGACAGTTGCCTACAACATGCTACAGCAGCACTTAAACTTCCTTCTGTAGTATTATGGAACGGAACAAGTCCAAAAGTATTTGGGTGGGATATGCATACTAATGTGCAGGCAATCAAACCAGCAAACTTTAAACTTCCAAATAGTTACTTGTTTGACTTTGATTTTACTGGTATGGAAGCAGAGTATCCTTATGTGGATGAGGATGATGAGATTTTTGACTTTGATAAAATTGTAGAAGCAGTTGGATGAATATTATTGGACTTTATGGTGCGATTGGTTGGAATGTTTTAATTTCTGATAATCCACAACTCAGAAATCAAATGAATGAGAGTTGGACACATGGTGCTAGTGTGTCTCTCTTTTCTGATGGAAATCATATTGTAAGTATCAGTGAGGAAAGACTTACTGGTATTAAGTATGACGGAAACTTTCCACGTAAATCTATAGAATATTGTTTATCTACAGGCAATCTTTCTAAAGAAGACATTGACGTTGTTATTGTCCCATCAATGGGCAATACAATTTTTTATAAAAACTATATCAATGGTACACTACAATCCAAAGTCAAAAGATATTTTCCAAAGGCAAGAGTTGAGATAGTCTCTCATCATATGTGTCATGCATATTCATCTGTTTTCTCTTCAGACTATAATGAAGGAACATTCATTACGATGGATAATGCAGGATCTATTCTCTTTAATGCCATCGGTAATGTATTCTCTACGGAAAATCATTCCATTGGATACTTCAATAAAGATAAGGGGATCTTTAGATATCATCCTGGTATTCCAGAAATGAATAATTTTGGAAACTATTATTGGATCTGGGCACATATCATCTATTCGCAGATGATTCGGAAGCAGATTGATATCACTGATCCAAAGTATCGTGAGACGTTCTGTGGTAAGGTGATGGGTCTTTCTGCCTATGGAAATGTGAAAGAGTTTCAGCAGGATTATCGTCAGACTTTTGAAGGTATTCCATCTCTTACATTTAATTCATTCCCAGAAAACGATTTTGTTTATGGAAATATGACACCAGAGAACAAGGCAAAGACTCTGCAATACAACTTTGAGCAGGGTATGTTGGCATATATGAAAGCACTTAAAGAGCAAGGATACATCGATGAGAATCTGTGTCTTGCTGGTGGTGTTTTCCTTAATATTCTTGCAAACTCTGTGATTCGTAAGAATGATATTGTAGAGAACATGCACATTCCACCATTCCCCGATGATACTGGGTTATCATTTGGTGCAGCTTGTTATGGTGTCTTCAAGGCAAAGGAGAAAGTAACTCTTCCACATAACATTTCACTTCTTGGTCGAACTTATAGTGATCAAGAGATTGAGGAAGCACTTGAAGGAAAGAACTATAAGAAGTTTGATGATTTTGAGAAACTGTGTGAGAAGACTGCCAAACTTCTTGCAGATAATAAGATTATTGGATGGTTTCAAAATCGATCGGAGTTTGGTCCAAGAGCATTAGGTTCTCGTTCTATTTTAATGAACCCCACACCAAAAGAAAATAAAGAAACAATCAATACTCGTATTAAACATAGAGAAGAGTGGCGTCCATTTGCAGGCATTATGCTTGAAGAATATCAGAAAGAATACTTCACTGATGTTTATCCAAATGAATATATGCTATACTCTCTTGTAGTTAAACCACATCAAAGAAAGAAACTTGGAGCAATCACACATAAAGATTTTTCTTGTAGGATTCAAACTGTGAATAGTGAATTGCATCCAGAGGTTACGACACTTCTTCAAAAATACAATGAAGAAACCGAGTGTCCTGTATTGTTGAATACTTCTTTCAATGATAATGGTCAACCAATTGTTGAAACTCCAAAGGATGCTATCAAGACATTTGAAAATATCGATTTGGATTATCTTGTGATTGGTAAATATGTTGTATCTAAAAAGTAATTTATGAATTTTATTGTTTATTCGAAAAATAATTGTCCTTATTGCTATAAGATCAAACAGGTGTTAGAAATGACTGGTAGTGATTATAAGGTTCATATTCTTGGAGAGGACTTTACACGACAAGAGTTTTATGCTAAATTTGGTCAGGGTTCTACATTCCCTCAAGTAGTATGTGATGATAAAAATTTAGGAGGGTGTGTTGACACAATCAAATTTCTCAGAGAACAACAAGTCATCAAGTCCTAACATAAATAAATCAGAAGACCACAGAAATCGTGGTGTTGATTTCCTACTTAATGGAGGTAAAAGAAAGCAAGTCCAACCATTTCATATCATCTTCGAAAAGATGGTTTGCTTTCTAAGACGGGAGGTTACCATCTATTTCGAATTTTCCATCAAAACACGGAAAAGACAAATAGTATCCCGGAGAAAAAAAAATGTTAGCAGTTAGTTTAGTCTTTGGTTCATTTCTAACCATTTTATTTCTTATATTGGGACTTGTAATTGGTTGGACTGCTAGAGAATATATGATGAACTATCGGGAAGTTCCAAGACCTCACCCGGAGATGTTTGACGAGCAAGGAAATCTAATTCCTGATGAAGTAATTGCATTTAATTTTGAAAATTATGACTACGACAACAACGAAGAAGAAGACGACAACAACTAAATCTACCTCACTAGAACTTCCAAGAAATCCATTTGTATTTGAGGTTCTTGATTTAGTCTCAAAGCAAAGAAGTAAAGCAAAGAAAATTGAAGTACTAAAAAAGTACAGAGATAATGGGATAGTTGCAGTTCTTATCTGGAACTTTGATGAAACTATTACATCTCTTCTTCCAGAAGGAGAAGTTCCTTATTCTGGATTTGAGGATCAAGCAAAGTCCAATGGTGGATTGACTACTAAAATTACAGAAGAAGTTCGTCGTATGCACGAGACTGGTTCTTTTTCTATGGGTTCAAGTGATAAGAATGGACACACTACAATTCGTAGAGAGTTTAAGAACTTCTATCACTTTCTGAAAGGAGGAAATCCTGGACTAAGTGCAATTCGTCGTGAAACGATGTTCATCAATATTCTTGAAGGACTTCATCCACTTGAGGCAGAAGTCATTTGCCTCGTAAAGGATAAAAAACTGACTGATAAGTATAAGATTACGAAAGAGATTGTGAGTGAAGCATATCCAGATATTACTTGGGGAGGTAGAGGTTGAGAATTCTTTATGAAGACTGTGATCCAGACAAGGCACTAGATAAATCACTTCCATATACTGCCTATCTAATAGAGTATAAAAAAGATGGAGAGTCTCATTATGATGTTGCACTAAGTAAAAAGAGAGTTGAAATCTTCGACCATTACTGGGACAAGTATAGAGACGACTTCGTAACTATGAAACAGAGTGAGGGGAGAATCAATCCAAAACTCTGGGGTAATGAACCACCCAAAACCAAAAGTCGAAAGTGATTCCAAAAAAGGTTGAAAAAAATCTCCAGAAAAAAATCATTCTGTAGGGTCGCTTGACTAAATAAGGTATGAGGTCTATAATAGACCTGTCGTTTATCGGAGATTTCTCCGACGCAAGTAAGTCGCGCAACGGAGCGTAAGCAATTAGAATGATTCATTATACTTACTACTCTTACGAACCCTTTGGGAGAGGCTACATTGGTAGTAGAGGATGTGAGTGTAATTCGGTGGGGGAGGATAATTATTTTGGTTCCTACGGAGACAAAACATTTAATCCTTCCTGCAAAATCATTCTTACCGAACATGCTACTAGAGAGGAAGCAGTTGAAGCAGAAGTAAAACTTCATAAGTTTTATCAAGTTGATACTAATCCTCACTTTGCTAATAAAGCAAGGCAAACATCTGTTTCATTCTCTTACTCTGCTCCAAAAGGAGAGAGATCTGGAGAAAAACATCCTTGTTTTGGTAAAGTTCGTGTTACTGATGGTAAAAATGAACGAGTAGTTTATGAGGATGATATTCCTTCTGGTTGGTGGAAAGGTAGAAGTCGTAATCCAAAAGAATACGCTACTACTAAATCTATAAAACGTACCAGAGGTAAAATGTATGATGACTTTCTAAAAGATGTAAGTAAAGATAAATCTATTTTATCTGTATCTGATAGAAAACTTGCAGAAGTTTATCAAACATCTCATACTTCTATTCGTCGCTGGAAAAAATCACTCTAATCGTTGATCCCATGTTAGATATACTTTTGTATTCTACACTCACCTGCCCTCAAGCTGATGCTATTATGCTGAAGATTAAGGCAAACGAAGATCTTGAGAATTTTATCAAGATTGAGTTAGTTGAGACTGTTAAAGAATCAACTCCCGAGTGTAAATGGGACGCAAACGACTGAAGAAACGGAAAAAACGGATCCTGATTATTCAGAGAAGGTTAATTTCACCCATTTCTTTAGGAGTATAAAAATGAACACACTTAATATGATTCGCAAGCAGATCAATAAAGCATCTGCACTTCACGACGCACAAATTCTCATGACATCCTATCGTGGTGTCAAGTATGAGTGCAAGCAAGGAACCGATGAAACACACGGCACCTTCTGCTATCGTGGGCATACTTATAGTAAGTGAATTACTTGTATTAAACATTCAGGAGGGTTTCATCCCTCCTTTTTTTATGCTATAATATGGTGAAACAGCAAAGTATTATGGAGAAAGACCGACTTAAACTCATTGTCAGAAATCTTGAACTACTAGTTGATTCATTGAAGGCAGAAGTGTATTCTGATGTGGATGCATATGTATCTAAAGATGTCCCATCAAGACAATTAGATTATGATGAAGTCTTTGAGGACGATGATGACTGATACAAAGAAAGCAAAAGAACTTGTTAAACTACTAGAGAAATTGATTGAAAAAGATTATCTCTATAGTAAAGAAAGAATTATTGAGATGAAGACGCAACTGCGTGCTATTAAGGAGCAGATTGCTGATATTGAAAAAGAAAACTCTAAAGGATTTGGAAAATGAATGTAAAACTGATTAGTGTCACTCCTGATGCGGAGAAAACTATGGCATATGTTGCCAGAGTGTCAAATCCAAATAACCAGGAAAATCCTAACTATGCAAAGTTGTTAGGATATTGTATCAAGCACAATCACTGGTCTGTGTTTGAGCAAGCATTTATGACATTGGAGATAGAGACTACCAGAGGACTTGCAGCTCAGATTTTGCGTCATCGCAGCTTCACATATCAAGAGTTTTCTCAACGGTATGCTGATTCTTCACTTCTTGGTGATACGGTTCCTATGTTTGACCTTCGTCGTCAAGACACCAAGAATCGTCAGAACTCTATTGATGACATTGATCCATTTGTGAAGCAAGAGTTTGAAATTAAGATTCGAAAGCATTTTGATGATGCAATGACTCTATATCAATCAATGCTTGATATGGGAATTGCAAAAGAATCTGCCCGTTTTGTGCTTCCATTAGCAACTCCGACTCGTCTTTATATGAGTGGTTCATGTCGTTCTTGGATTCACTATATCCAACTGCGTTCTGCTAATGGTACCCAAAAAGAACATATGGATATTGCAGAGGCATGTAAGAAGATCTTCTCAGAGCAGTTTCCCACAGTTGCAGAAGCACTGGAGTGGGTCTAAATATTTTTATATCATTAGGAGGTGATAATTTTGGCAACATATCCTGTAGTACATAAAGAAACTGGTGAACAAAAAGAAGTGAAAATGAGTGTTCATGAATGGACACAATGGTTGCAAGACAATCCCGACTGGACACGGGATTGGTCTGATCCTTCTACTGCTCCAATGGCAACGGATGTTGGTGAATGGAGAGATAAACTTGTCGCCAAAAATCCAGGATGGAATGAAGTATTGAATAAGGCATCAAAAGCACCCGGTTCAAAGGTAAGAAAAATCTAGTATGGCAAGAAGAAAGAGAGCATCATCAAGTGACCAACCAATTGGAGTTGGTTTGACTGCAAAGCAGATGAAGAGAAAAAAACCTCTGAGTTCTGAATATCTGGTCGATATTGACCCACTTACAGAAAATCAAAAAAAACTTTATAAGTCCTATGAAGAAGGAAAGCACATTGTTGCCTATGGATGTGCAGGTACAGGTAAGACCTTTATTACCCTCTATAATGCACTTAAAGATGTTCTGAGTGAGAATACACCTTATGAGCGTATCTACCTTGTACGATCTCTTGTAGCAACCAGAGAGATTGGATTTCTTCCTGGTTCTCACGAAGATAAGGCAGACATCTACCAGATTCCTTATAAGAATATGGTAAAGTATATGTTCCAAATGCCAAGTGATGCTGACTTTGAGATGCTTTATGGCAATCTCAAATCACAAGAAACTATTAAGTTTTGGAGTACTTCATTCCTTCGTGGAACAACACTTGATAATGCAATTGTGATTGTGGATGAATTTCAAAATTTAAATTTCCATGAACTTGATAGTATTATCACTCGTGTGGGTGAAAATACTAAGATTTGTTTTTGTGGAGATGCGATGCAGTCAGATTTACAAAAGTCAAATGAAAAGAATGGTATCGTTGACTTTATGAGTGTCTTGCGTAAAATGC